AAATTAAAAAATGTATTTAAAGATGAAAAATTAAAAACAAATAAACCTTCAATAATTGAAATAAAATAATTCATCAAAGAATTAGAACCTGGTTTTTCTTTATAATCCCTCAACATATCTAAAATAGTAAATTTGTTATTTTTTACATGGGGAAATGAAATTTTTTGTGATAACGATTGGCCTTTGACAGTAGTTTCAAAAATATTAATTTGAATTTCGCTTATTTTTTGAGAAGCACTACTATCATATGGCATACATTTTTCTTCTGTTGGTAAAATATTTGCCTGACCTATTTTAGAGCCGTATAATACACAACCGCCTGCCGAAAAATTTAAACATAAAATTGCTACAATTGCCAATAACGATATTAAAAATTTACCTATATCTTTTCCAAAATTATCTTCAGATTCTGTATCTTCCCCCTTTTTTTCATCAATAGCTGAGGTATCACTTGTAGATGACATTAATACTTATATTAATAATATAAAATATTTTTATATTATTAATTATTCTTCTTGATGATTCACTTTATAAAATATAATATTAGATAATATTATATGAATAATTCAAAAAATCAGCATAATAATATTATAATTGCTTTAATTAGCTTTTTACTTTTAATATGTATTTTTAAATGGATAAATTATTTAGTTGCGAATAATTATTTTAAATTATCTCAACCATATGTTGAAGGTTTTGACTCAAATGCGCAAATTATTCGTGACACTGGTACTCCAGATACAACTCATAATGTTGATATTCCATTAATGACAACAACTAGTTGTAAAAATATGTGTGGACCTCCCAATCGTTGCTCTATTACTGGACAACAATGTTTTTCAGATATAGATTGCCCTGGTTGTGAACCACAAGTTCCACCTCTTCCACCAAGCACAGGAGAAAATATTGTTGGTAATGATGATGCCGGAAAATTAACTGCCGGAGTTACGCCTAATTATTCTCCTTTAACCACTGGTTTTGGAACACAGTTAAGAATTGTTACAAAAGATAAATTTAGTAAACCTACCGCACCTAATTTAGGTATAGATACTTGGTCCGATAAATTTAATGAAACACGCAAATTATTTGATGATAGATATAAGCCATCTGGTTTAAAAAATATGCCTTCTTATTCTGACCGTTATTCAATTACTGGTGAATTTGTAGATGACGGTCCTCTTGCGTCTAACTCTTATTTAAGTTAAATTATTACTTATTAATAGTAACTTCCTTAGCTATTTTCTTTACTATTTTGTCTGCTTTTTCACAGTCATTATCACCTGGTCCTCCCATTGCTTCTATTACAATATGATTGTATTGGTCGCTCTTTTTAGAATCACTGTATATACAGTCTGGGTACTTTGCCTTCCACTCTGGAATTGCACAAATATTTTTATGGGAAATGTATTTGATTGCCTTTTTTATTTTTTTATTTTCTGAGTCTTCCTTTTCCCAAACATTTGCGTCCTTAACGTAAAGTGAATCTCTTTTTGGGTCACTACAATGAACAGGCCTCATATTTTCATCTAATGCCTTAAGATTTTTAATAATAAGCTTAGAAATTCCATTAACAAAACCTAATTCTCCAATACTTTCAATATCTGTTAGTTGAATTTTAATAGAATCAACAAAATCCATAATATTCATAGCGTCTTTACAAGTTTCGTTCAAAAAAAGTTGAAGATTAAATGTTTTGTTATTTGAATTAGTTGTGTTATTTGTAATATTATTTTTAGCATTTTTAATTACTTCTATAACATTTTTTTGTAATTCTTGGTTTTGTTTTTGAAATTCATTATTTTGATTAATTAATTCTTGATTTTGTTTAACAACTTCTAGAACAAGATTAGTAAGTGTTTTAATTTCATTATGAGAAGAATCAACTATATTAATTTCAACACATTTTTTTTTATGTTTCCATAAACCAGATATTGATTTATATTCTTTTTTACAAATTTCACATTGATGTGAATCATTTTTCTCAGCGAGTTTTGTTCCATTTATTTCTATTTTATTTCCATTTTCACTTATTAGATGTTTACGTGTGATTATATGTCTGCTCCAATCAGATAAATAACAGCATTTAAAGTCACATTTTTTACAAACATACACATTGTCGTTTTTCTCGTTTTTCTCGTTTTCCATACATTTCCTAAACAGAATAATTTTAAATAGAAATAAAAATAATAATAATTATTATAAAAAATTATGATAACAAAATGAAAAATTTATAAATTGTCGCGAGACGCTAATTTTTAATTATGCAGCCAAATTACATTTTTTACAAAAGTCCTAAGGCCCTTTTCAAAAATGGACATTTATAAATGTCCATTTTTAGTTTTGCGTTTGGACTTTTGAGAAAAATTTGTAATATTACAATATATATTTTTAAAGTGGCTTAAAGAAAATTAATTATTTTTATCAATAGTTATTTCTTTTGCTATTTTTTTTACTATTTTGTCTGCTTTTTCTGAATCGTTATCTCCAGACCCACCCATTGATTCTATTACAATGTGATTATATTGGTTACTTTTTTTGGAATCACTATAAATACAATCAGGATATTTTGCTTTCCATTCAGGAATCGCACAAATATTTTTATGGGAAATGTATTTGATTGCCTTTTTTATTTTTTTATTTTCTGAATCTTCCTTTTCCCAAACATTTGCATCTTTAACATATAAAGATTCTCTTTTTGGGTCACTACAATGAACAGGTCTCATGTTTTCATCTAGTGCTTTCAAATTTTTAATAATAAGTTTAGACATACCATTAACAAACCCAAGTTCACCAATGCTTTCTATATCAGCTAACTGAATTTTAATAGAATCAACGAAATCCATAATATTCATAGCGTCTTTACATGTTTCATTTAAAAAGAATTGAAGATTAAATGTTTTATTATGCGAATTAATATTAGTTGAATTACTAACGTTTGTATTTGTGTTATTTTTAATTATTTCTAACATCTGTTTTTGTAGTTCATTATTTTGATTTATCAATGTAAGTATTAAATTTTTATCAGAAATGTCTATAATATTTTCTTGAGTTTCTTTACAAATATTTTGTATACACTTTTTTTTATGATTCCATAATCCAACACGTGATTTGTATATTTTATTACAATTTTTACAACTAAGTATATCAGAACTTTCTGAACTTAACTTGTTATTATTTGTTAGTTTTTTATGCTTAGATGTCAAATTATGTCTATCGTATTGGCTTTTACGTGATGTTGAATAGTTACAAAATTCACAAACAAAATTAGTTGGAACTTTTTGAACTAAATTTGTTAACATTTGTTATATACATTGTTAACAAAAAAAGTTCCTAAATTCTTTATTGAAGAAATAATAAAAAAAATATGCTAACAAAATGAAAAATTTATAATTTGTCGTGAGACGCTAATTTTTAATTATGCAGTAAAAACATGTTTTTTTCAAAAGTCCTTAGCCCCTTTTCAAAAATGGACATTTATAAATGTCCATTTTTAGTTTTGCGTTTGGACTTTTGTGAAAAATTTGTAATATTACAATATATATTTTCAAAGTGGCTTAAAGAAACTTATAATATATTAATTTCAAAGTGGCTTAAAGAAATAAATTATGTATTTTAAGTAGCGTATTGTAAGCCAGCATTGCCACCAACAAATGTAACCATATTTATTCTCTCTTCAAATATTACTAAATTAAAATTATAATCGTAAATTCGCCATGTTGGCTTATTTATACCAATAATATCTCCTGTTTCAGGGTCACAAATAGACAATACTTGCGCTAAAGGGTCTAATTGTGGAATAACTGTTGTAAATTCTAACTCTATCTGATTAAAACGATTCATATTAATTGCGCCAGATGGTTGTAAATTGAAAGGCGATGTATCTAAACAAAAATTATAGCAATATAGTCCATCCGGAGCATTACTAGCAGTTCTTGTATATTTTTCAATATAATTGTAAATACCTGCTGGTTGAATATTCTCTCTGTATTGACCGTCTAAAAGGATTCCAAGCCCTAATAATATTTGTTTGGTGTTCTGCATACTATAATCTCCAGTAATCATTAGACCACTTAAGGTTCCCCAGGGATTTAATCCTGGACCAATATGAGTTGGAGTTCCTATTGCTGGAGCAGGGTCTGGATTTGGAAATGGGCCTGCCGTAGGCGCCAATTGTAAATCACTAGGAATATAATTATATGGCCAGTTTGTATAATTAGACCATTCATTTCTTAAATTTGCGTCGCTTCGCTGTAAATACCACATCCAACTTGTTACTAATCCCATTGAATCCATTTGAATCTTATTTGCTCCTGTAACATTATAGAAAATACTTTCGTAAACTTGCTTAAACATGTATTTTTGTTCATTCTTAGCAAATAATTTAACCTCATCATTAGATAGAAAAGCATAAGTACAATTTAAATTTATATCAGAATTCCAAATTGTTCTTGTATCTATATATGATGTAGGTCCTAACTCAATATCGGGAGGAGGTTGAAGAAATCTATAAAATTGTTGATAATATTGATTAAAATTAGGAGCAATATACGGAAAATTATTCGTATAATCAAACACGTCACGAATTCTGAATAATTGATTTATTGGTCTAAAGGTTACTGTTATTTGTAACTCATTATATTGTAAAGCCACTAAAGGAAATGCCATTTGAGTTTTTAAACCAAACCACGAATTTAATGGTATATAAATTATTCTACCTCTTATGCTTGGCTCGGCCCCTGCTGGATTTATTGTAAAATAAGCATTTGGATATGCGTTTACACGTGTGCCTGCGTTTGCTGGGTCATTAAGCTCTGGAACATTACCAGACATTTGGTCAAACAATGCTTTTTTTGTTCCAGTAAAATCTCTCTGAACTGCGGACAAAAGATATTGCCCAGAATATTGTTGGAGTGTTTGATTTCCACAAGTGATTAGTATTTCACTTATCATTTGTGCGCCAATATTATCAATCCATTTGAATTCATACGGAGCCCAAGGAGTGTATATAGTTTCTCCTGCTGAATTTACAACTGTTTGTGGTGGCAAAATTGGGGACCATATATTTGGTAATTCAACGCTTAAATAGCAATCCATAAGAAGGTCCGCATATCTTGGAATCTTAAACGTAAATGTAGATTCTTCTGTAAGACGGAGCGTTCGTGCGCCTTCAAAATCTACACGAAATTTTTGAAGACCAAAATTTGTATATTTTTGATAAACGCCTTTCCAAAAAGTTTTGCTAGGATTACCATTTAATATTATATTTTGTTGTCCTTCACTAACTAAATTCATAAGACCTCCTGCCATTTTATTAATATATATAGTTATTTAATTCTAAATCAATTATAATTATCATAATATTTATTTCTAATGTTTAATAAAATTTAAAAATAATATAATATATTAAGTATGTCTAGTCCAGCACCAGCAGCAAATCCATTAAATAATGCTTTAAGTAGTATATCAAATATGAAAGAAGATTTTGTTAGTAATATGATTTTAGGCTTTATTTTATTATTAGTAATTTTCATGATTGTATATATAATATATTTAACAAAGCTACCTAGTAGGGAATGTGATTTTATGAATGATATATATGGTTCATTAAACGGTAATTTACGTTCAATAAGCGCAAATGACCCTGATTGTAGTGGTAATTTAAATGAATATTATATTAAAACAGCTTACAATGCTTGTTCTGGTGGTTCATATAAAAATGATGTTGTTGATATTTGTAATTTGAAAGCTGTTTTAAAGCAAGGTGTAAGAGGATTGGATTTTGAAATTTATTCAATTGATAATAAACCCGTTGTAGCAACAAGCACAGCAGACAATTATTATATAAAAGAAACATATAATTCTGTAGATTTTACTGATGTTATGAATACAATTCAAAATTATGCTTTTTCAGGTAGCACCGCACCAAATTTTACTGACCCAATAATTGTTCATTTGAGGTTTATGTCTAATAATCAAAATATGTACACAAATTTAGCAACACTTTTTAAATCTTATGATTCAATATTATTAGGAAAAGAATATAGTTATGAAACTGCTGGACATAACTTAGGCGGTCAGCCTTTGCTAAATTTTATGAATAAAGTTATTCTTATTTTTGACCGAGACAATACGGCATTTTTAGAAAATAAAGATTTAATGGAATACGTTAATATGACAAGTAATTCTATATTTATGAGAGCATATAGTTATTATGATGTTAAAAATAATCCAGATTTAGATGAATTGAGAGAATATAATAAAAGAAACATGACAATTGTTTTTCCAGATAGTGGGTCCAATCCAGCAAATCCAAATGGTGTTTTATCTCAAGATGCTGGTTGCCAAATGGTAGCAATGCGTTATCAAATAGTTGATAATTATTTAATACAAAACACAGCATTTTTTGATAATTATACATATGCTTTTTGTTTGAAACCACAAGACTTAAGATACCAACCAGTAATAATACCTGAGGCAACACCTCAAGACCCAGCCTTATCATATGCTACTAGAAATGTTACAACTGATTTTTATAGTTTTGATTTTTAAATAACTTAAATAATATATACTTAAAAAATAAATATCTATTATTATTAAATGGGATTATTTCAATCAAAACCTAAAGCTGAGGAAGGACCGAAGGTTGAAGAAATGAAAACTCACGAAGAAACCAAAACTGGCGATGAAGTAACAGAGTTTGAAGAGCCAAAATCTGACGAAGAAGTTAAAACTGCTGATGAAGTAAGGGAATTTGAAGAACCTCATGAAGAAGTTAAAACCGCAAGAGAATCTGATACTTCTGAAGAAACTAAGTCCGCAGAAGAAACTAAAAAGAAAAGAAAATCAAGAAGAAACAAAAAAGCGGCAGATTTATCTTCTTGATTTTCTGTGTCTTCTTGATTTTCTATATCTCCTTGATTTTTTATGTTTCCTAGATTTTCCTCCATACGGAACTGGTGTTTGTGGTTTTGATGGTCTTGGTGTAGGTCTAGGTCTTTGAATCATTTGTTGTTGCATATCGTGTGCTTCTTGTAAACCTGGTTGAGGAGGTAAAAAATCATCCATTTATATATAATACATATAATAATATATACTTAAAAAATAAATATATATTATTAAAATGGGGTTATCATATTCAAAGACAAAACGAGTAAATTATGACTGTATAGTTTGTAAACAAACAAAAGAAGTACCGAATTTAATTGGAAAATTTATTGTAATAAATGAAACTGAGTATCAATGTAATTCTTGTAATACTATTTTTAAAAAAGATTTTTGTCAAATATGTAAAAAACCTAAAAGAATACCTCATTTAGCTGGAACTTTTTTTGAAATTAAAAATGATTATAATTGTAATTGTAAAAATATATAATTTTTACATATATTATAAATAAATATTTATAATATATATGAAACAAAAAATTTGTAAGGATTTGTCTTTTCAAGATTGTGAATTAACAATTCTAAGAATGGCAGTTGACAAAGCGGAAGAAAAAATAGGTAAACGAATTGTAAATTCAGAAGATGTACAAAAAATAATAAAAATAGTAGAGAATTTTATTAAAAGAAAAAATTTAATTTGTTACGGTGGAACAGCAATTAATAATATTCTACCAAAAGAAGACCAGTTTTATAATAAAGAAGTTGAAATTCCAGACTATGATTTTTTTACAGTAAACGCATTAGAAGATGCAAAAGAATTATCTGATATTTATTTTAAAGAAGGATTTACAGATGTCGAAGCAAAATCCGGACAACATCATGGGACATTCAAAGTTTATGTAAATTATATGCCTATTGCTGATTTAACTAATACGCCAAAAGAAATTTTTAATGCTTTAAGAAAAGATTCTTTAAGAGTAGCAGGCATTTTATATGCTCCACCCAATTTTTTAAGAATGTCAATGTATTTAGAGCTTAGTAGACCAGCAGGTGATACTAGCAGATGGGAAAAAGTTCTTAAAAGATTAACTATTTTGAATAAACATTATCCTCTAGTTTCAATAAATTGTCATAATATTAATTTTCAAAGAGAAATGGAAGACTCATCACATGAAGATGAAATCTATGAATCAGTTCAAAATACGCTTGTTAATCAAGGGGTAGTTTTTTTTGGAGGATACGCTTTATCACTTTATTCTGAGTATATGCCCAGAAAGTTACATACAAAATTAAAAAAAATTGCTGATTTTGATGTATTGTCAAATGACCCAGAAATAACTGCCGAAATTATTAAAGAACGTTTAAAAGATATTAATATTAAAAATGTTAAAATTTTAAAAAGACAACCAGTTGGTGAAACTGTTCCGGAGCATTACGAAATCAAAGTAGGAAATGATTCAGTAGCTTTCATATACAAACCAATCGGATGTCACAGTTATAATGTAATTAAACATAATGGTCAAAGTGTTAAAATAGCTACAATTGACACTATGTTAAGTTTTTCATTAGCATTTTTGTATACTAATAGACCATATTTTACTGAATTTTCTGATAGAATTTTGTGCATGTCTAAATTTTTATTTGAAGTACAACAAAAAAATAGATTAGAACAAAAAGGATTGCTAAGACGATTTAGTATTACATGTTATGGCCATCAAGATTCTATTGAAGAATTAAGGGCTGAAAAGGCGGAAAAATTTAAAGAGTTAAAAAGTAAAAAAGGCACAACTGAATATGATGAATGGTTTTTAAGTTATCGACCAGAAGATAAAAGTGAAAATAAAACTGAAGAAAATATTATTACTAAAAAAACAACTCCAGCAAATGAAAAAAAGAAAAAAACTGTTAAAAGCTCTAAAAAAAAGAAATATGTATTAAATTTTTGGGGAAAAAATAAAACTAGTAAAAATAAAAAAAGAATTTACTAATTTAATATTATATACAATAACTTTGTAATAAAATTACATATGTCTCATATGTTATTTTTGATAATATTTTATACAGTGTATAATCTTTAATTTTATGTGGTATATATTTTTTTATTAAAAAAACTAAATATGTAAAATAAATCAAAAATTTTTCTATAATTGTTTTAAAAAAAATTCTGACTTTACTAAATATTGTCCAATCATTAACATAACTACACATATCTGTATTTGTTTGTTTAATAAAAAAGTTGTGTATATCTAGTAATCCACTTAAAATTCTATGAAAATTGGTTTTTTCATTTTTAATATTTATTAAATATTTTATTTTATCGTATCCAAATAAATCTAAATATAATATTTTTCTATCATTTCTAATTTTAAATACATATGGATTTAAACCATCAATATATTTATTTTCAAATAATATATTTCCATCCATAAAAAACGGAATATAACTAGATTTTATTATTGTATTTATTATTTCTTCTTTATTTTTATAAGTACATTTAACTTTAATTTTTCTTTTTTGTATATTTGTGTATGTAATATATAATTTATTATTTACTTTACTACAAATATCATCAGGAATTTTATCTTTTAATATTGAACGAAGGATTGAACTAATATTTAAATTATAATTTTTTTTTAGTTGTTGAAAAATAATTCTATAAAAACTTTCAGAAATATCTAAACAATCAATTATGTATATAAAAGCAACAATAGAACCTATACTACATCCAGATATTCTACATATTTTAATATAGTTTCTTTTTTCCATTTCTTTTAAAAAATACAAAGCTCCAATTAAATAGCTACCATTGAAAATACCACCGTCTAATACTAAATCTAAATTTATAGGATTTTTAGTGTTTTTTAGTTCATCTGGTAAATTTTCAATAAATTTTTCAACATATTCATTTATCATTATATATACTTTTTAAAAAAGTATAGCAAAATAAACTTTTAATGTTTATAAACAATTAAAATTTGCCAAAATGTGTTGTTATCTTATTTAACATATAAAATAATAATCCAAAAAGTATGCTAGTAAATAAAAATCCATTAATATTTAAATTACCATCAGTTGAAAAAAGAATAGGAAAATAAGTAAACAGATTTTTTCTGAAAAATGGCAATTGAAATAAAAAGTATAATACTGCTAATAATAAAGGAGTTTGAATTTCATTATACATATCATCAAGTGAATTTGCGTTTTGTGCGTTTCTATTGTAATTATTTATCATATCCTCATTTGTTTCATAATTTTTAATATAATCTGGTTGTTGAGGAATCTCAGGGACATAATTTGGTTGTGTGTATGGGTCAGTTGTAATACCACTTGTGCTCATAGGAATATCCCTCGATGGTAATTGAGTAACACCAGTAATACTAGCTTGTTGAAGTCCATTTACAATTTGACTTATAGTAGTTTGGTCTAAACTTATTCCAGTATTATTTTGAGATGGTTGATTAATTTCACTAGAACTTATAGATATATTATTACTAACATTACCTCCTCCTGCTGGGTCAGTTGGCAAGTCTAAAATATTAGTTGTATCACTCATAATTATTATAAAGAATGATTGATTATAGTAATTACGCAAAATTTATTATTTTTTTATTTTTATTACATTTTGTTGATTCAGGCACATATTTATAACATTTATTATCATATTTATGTATTTTATCTTGTATTTGGTTTAAATGCGGAGCGTTAAAAATTAAACATTGTTTGTCCTTACAAACTGTTCTAAATAAAGAAGCTAAACCAAAACCTAATAAAATAGACATTAGATATTTTCCTGTTTCCGTGTGTACAAATTTTCCTAGATGCATTGTTAATATAATAAAATATTAATAAAATATTAATATAATATTATATTAATATTAATTACTAATTTATGAGGCTTGTATTGGTATGCTCATTATTTTTGATTCATCTGATGGACAACTAACCTCGACTTCTTTAAAATAAAAACAATTATCAGCATTATCTTTAAACAAAACTTTATCAACATTTTCTGGTGATGGATAAATTAAAATTTTTTTCATTTTGGGTCCTAAAACATAAATAAAAAATAATCCTATGGCAAAACTAATTAAAAATACAGGGATTGATATGTAGTTTAGTAACATTTATAAATAATATACATATTAAAATATTATCTGGAGCGTTATTACTTTACTATACCTAACGTCCAATTAATTGAGACCTTACAGGATAAAAATAATCATAAATCTTTTCTTCAAGTCTACCCTTAAACCACGTATCTGCTAGTTTTTGAGTTACATTATTACCTGGTTTACCAATCCTTTCTAAATCTTTTAGATAGTCCATAATTAATCCTTTATAAGTATTAGCTACTTCATTATAATATTCATTACCAAAATCAAATGAACCATCAGCTAATTTTCTAGGTGGAAATATAATATTTCTAGGATATATAAATTTAAATGTTTTTCGTTCTTGTTCATTTATAGCATAAGCGTCCATTGATTCTTGTAACCATTCAGCATCTTTAGATAATAACTCTTTGTGTTTTGATGAGAGTTTATTCCATGCCTTTTTGTAATTTTCATCTTCCCATGTAATTGTTCCATCTGGTCCAATTATTGGTAGTTTTGAAGGCGCAGCTATAGCTATATCTTCTTGAATTTTTTCTTCGGCTGGTGAATCTTCTTCAATAGTTAATTTTCTAGTTGTGGATTTCTTTTTCTTCATACCTTTTTTCTTTGTTTTGCCTCTAGATTCAAATATACCAAAAACATAACTGATTAACTCAGAACTATACGGTTCTTCTAAACTTTCTATTGTATTTTTTTTTTGAACTAAATGATAATTATTTGTGTCTTCATTATATTCTACATTATTGTACATGTATTTTAGATTTCTGATTTTTTCTAGTTTACCAATTTGAGGTTGTGTATCAGAGGTCCCTGGTTTACTCATAAGTAAATCAACATAATTATTTTTTATAGTATCTTCAATTAATTGATTGTTACCGTCTATATTAGCATCTTGAATATCTTTATTTATATTTTTAATAATTACATAATATTCAGTTAATAAATCTTTTAACTCTCTTTTTTTATCTTCATTATCTGTTTTACTTATTAGTAATTCTAAAAAGAAATTTCTTAAATCGTATGTTTCATTTAATTCTGTTTTGTATTGTTCAAATGTATTTATAGCTTTTTCAGTTGTAATGTAACCAAATAATAGCTCGTTTTTTTTTTGAATAATGAAATCTTTATCTTCTTTGATTCTATCATCAAGTTCCTTTATATTATTTTCTAATGAATTTACAATATCTAATTTAATATTTATATTTAATTTACATGGATTTACTTTATCTCCACAAACTGCTAATAAATTTTTGTATCCACCATATACATTATCTGTAAATTTTCTAGAAAAAATGGTTCCAACAGGTCTTTTACAATTTATACATTTGGGTTTTAGTTTTTGAAATCTACTTCTTTTTTCATTCCAACTTATTTTTTTATTATTGATTATATCTCGTTTTTCCTTGTCATATGATGTTTCATATAATGTCTTAAATTCATAATAATTATTTAATGCTTCATCAAATGATATCATTATATATATTTTATATTATTTATTATTTATTATAATTTAATTTTATTATTTATTATGTCATATTCACTATCCCAACCAGGTAATCCACTAATTAATTCTTGATGAGCTGTTCTTTTAGCCTCTTGAAATGATTTAACTTTTGATAATATATATTGTTGTTTTTCTTTAGTTTTTCTTTCTTTTTCTACTTGTGTTAGTCTACCTTTGTATTTGTAGAATAATATTGCTCCTAAAATTATTAAGAATCCAATAAGTAATCCAATATTTATAAGTATATTATTATAATTACTTTTGTATATATGACACTGTTTAAGTGTTTCATTTAAAAAATATTTTATTCCTGGTTCTGTTAATCGTGGTTTTTCGAAATCATTGAAATCCATAATAAATACTTTTATTAAACTAAAAAATATTATACCCAATATCTATATGGCTAATTCTTATTTAAATATTCTAACTTTTATATTGACTACCGTATTTTATTATATGGCACTGAAGCCAAATTTGTCATATGATGCTCTAGTAGATGAGAAAAAATATAAAGAATATAGTAAAAATAATTATTTATATTTAGGTATTTATTTAGTGCTAGTTATGTTAATTCAATTTGGTGTAAATGCTTCTGTCATTTCTACAACTTGCGGAGGAAGTATTTCTGAAAATATTGGAGCGGCAGGTATTTTAACATTTATTCCATGGACACTAATATTCGGAGTTATAATTATAGTTTTAATAATTTATCCTGGTTTTAAAACTGCTTTTTCTGATGTAATTGGATATTTTTATGTTTCTAGTTCTGCTACAAAAATAATAACTGAACTACTGGTAAACAGAGATGTTGAAAAAAAATTTACTGGCACAGAAAGTAAAGAAGAAAAAGAAGCAATAGAAGATGCGGCAGATACTATTGTTAAAATTTGTGGAAATACATCTATATTAATAAATCAAATTGTTCCTGATAATTTTTTAAATTATTGGAAAATTTTAAATCCATTGATGAAACCAAAATATAGAGATGACAATTCAGAAGAAACAAAAGATATTAGAAAACAATTGTTTGAGTTAGTCGTAACAAGAGATAATATTGGTGAGGCATTATGGTATATTTATACTGGTATTTTATTAACATCAATTGTTCAACTTAAAATTACAACTAGAGGTTGTAGTAGTAATACTGCTACAATGGAAAAAAATTATCAGGCATTTTTAGATAAGCAAGCTGAAGAAAAAGCTAAACAGGCGGAAACAGACAGCACTGTATACACAATAACAAGCTAAAAACATTTTTTAAAGATACAACCAAAATAGTTAAATAATCAAATATTAAAATATTTAATTATTGTATAATGAATAATTTTTCTCAAGAAGAAAAAAAAATTTATGAACAAAAACAAGTTGAAAAATCAGATAATAAGTTAACGGAAAGTTTATTTTCAAATAACCCTCATGTTATAGATAAATCATCAAATACTAATATTGTAAAAATAGGAAAAAATAAATTTGTTTCTGTTATAAAACCAATAATAAATGAAAAAAAAAATATAATACTTGAACCTATACCTATAAAACCAAAAAAAATAAAAAATAAGTGTTATGATTTAAATGATTATGATTATGATTGTGACATTGATTTTTTAGTTTACGATTAAAAAATTTTTGGATGAACAACATAATACACAACAATTAAATAACATACAATTCCTAAAACTATTGATAATAACCAAATAGGTAATATTGTTTTATTTTTATATCCAACACCAAACTCTCTTATACTACCATTCGTATTATATAAAAACATTGGTTTAGATAGTTGAATCACGGAAAAAATAGTAATAAATAAAATAATAGACACAAGAGTCACATTATCTCTAATAAAATTGCGGTACATTTATATATAATTATAACAATTTTTTATAATTTTCAACCTTTTAAAAGGTTGAGCCAAAATTGTTTAAAAAATAAAAAATATTGATTTATATTGACTCAATATTTTTCTAAAGCTTTATTTGGCTCAACCTTTTTAAAGGTTAATTTTTAAGAATCAAAATCTATTCCATTATCATATTCTTCTTCTTCATAATTTCCATCATCTCCAGTAAAACCAGTCATATCTAGATTTTCCCTATCAATTTCATCATCAACCATTTCATCTTCAAGACCTTCCATAAATTGGTCCATATCAATATTTTCACCGGTAGAACTATTATGTTTTGCTAATTTTTGTTCATACTGCATCATTTTTTCCATGTCTTCACGTTCTTCATCAAAATTATCTTTTACATATGTTGTTAATCCTTTTTGAAGGCCTTTACTCCATAATCCCAATTTATTAATTTTTAAAATTGTATCAGCTTCTCTTTCTTCGTCATTTAATCCTTGGAGTCTTGATGTAATATTATTTTTCTCTCTTTCTCTTATTTTGAATGTTAAATCCATAATATTTTCATATGAATAATTAGTTTTATGTCTATTGTCTTCAATTGCCTGTATAAAAACCACTAAAAGATTTGAAATCTTTTGTTTTATTTCTTTTTTATTTCCTTTAAGCAATGAAATATTATATGTGTCTCTAGAACTCGGTTCAAAATCAATACCTTTTGATAAATCATCTAAATACTCGTTAGTAACTAAATCCGTTTCATCAATCACAATTTTTTTTGTAACTTTTCTTACTGGTGTTATGTCATTTTCTGCTAAATCAATGTAATTAGTAAAAACCTTTAAAATGTAATATTCAAACAAGAATTTACTTGTTCTTTCATCAAATACTGGCTTTACCTCTTTTCCTTTGTATTTAATTGATGAAAATGCGGGTGTAATATCTGCTAAAACAACTATGTTTTGACATATTTCTTGTATTTCTTTCAAAATACCAAATAATGATGAATCTTCATAAAAAACTCTAAATTTTTCATAATGACTACTAACTGAATTTTTTATATCTTTTGCGTGTCTACCTGAAACTCCCCAATGTTTAGGTACAGTTATGTCACTATAATCAACCTTATTTAAAATTATATTTGGAAATACTTTAACCATGTTTTGAATAAATGTTTTAAAAAATTGAATAACATTATACAGAGAATCATTTGATATTTTTGTCTCTTCGTTCCTGTTAGATTTTATTGATTCCCAGTTAGAAATATTTTCAATTGTTACTGTTACATTACTTAAAACTTTTTTTGTAGTAGTAGAACCTCTATTTTGTGTTATAAAATCAATTATATCAGTTTTCATACTAGAAATACCTTTAATTAAAAAATTATTTAAATCTTTTGTTTCTTGTGTTGCAGATTCTGAGGCTAATGAAAACGTGTCTAAAGCACCTTTTATTAATTCTTTAAATGATTTTTTACCTTCACTAGAGTTTTCAGGGTCAATTGGGTCAATTGTATCTAAATTTAATAATAATTTATCAATTGACGAAACTATTTGCAGACTTATATCAATGTGAATTATATTTTCTTGACTTACTAGTTGAACTAATCTTAAAAATGATTCATTTGAATAATTTTTTCCTGCTAGTTTAAGCTTTGAAATAATTTCATCAGATGAATCTTTTTCTGAAAGTTCTGGTTTTTCAACACACAAAGCTAATAATTTATCATCAATTGGAACTAATGACCTAAAATGACAAAAATGAATAAATGTTAAAAAAATTGTTTTATCATCAAAATTTTGTGGTAATGGTGGATAAATATTTTTAGTATTAATATTGCTAAACATTAATGTAGCTTTTGAGTAATTAACAATATCGACCATTAGGTTAGAAAGTCGTTGAACAGTATTATTGAATTCAATTATTCTACCATCTGCTTCTTCAAAATATTGTATTGTTGTCTCATTTTTTTTTTCGTTACAACATGAGTTCTCCAAATATGCTTCATTATTTGCTTTTGTCAACAAAAGTGTTTTTTTATTGATAATATTCTGAATTTTTTCTTGAATCGCTAATGAAAACATAATTATTTTTGATTGAATTTCTAATATTTTTTCTCTTTGGTCAGGTAATCCGTTTACTAAATCTTGTTTTAATTGTCTTTTAAAGTCTGATGAAACATCATTTAAATTTTTAATTGAAAAAGGAGTCAATGGAGGCAAAAATTGACTCCAATTTTTTATATCGTGAACTGTTGCTATATCAACTTCTTGATTAACTAAAAGATATTCTGTTTTTTCATCCATTTTTCGTTTGACCTCAGGTAAATCAACTAAATACGCATCAATAAATCCTTTGATTTTCTTAGAAATATCTTCTTGTTTTAGTCTAGCTAATGTATACCAAGGAGTACTTTTACTTTTCATATTGAAAACAACGCAAGAGATATAGTCTAAACTACTTAAGTCACCAGTTCCATCAAATGGATAACCAACAAACGATTTTTTACAATTAGGGAATGTTTTTCTTGTTTTAATAGAAGGTATGTTAGTTTGAATAGCAATTAAAATCATACCAATTGTGTAATTCAAAATAAGACTATGTTGTACAAACTCATAAGATGGCATTGTTTTACCACTAGCTATTTTTTCTTTAATTTGTCTTTTATAATCAAATTCATTAGGTAGTGTGTTTCTTAAGGTTTCCGTAACTGTGTTAATAATAAAATCTTTTTGATTCTCAATATTAATGCTCATTTCAAAAGATATTGAATTTATTATGTTATTTATCATTACTACTTCTAGTGAAACTGGTTTAAGAGGTTCAGCTGAAGCAGTAATAATTCTACTTCCAGCATCTTTTTCTATTACTGAACGTGTTGAAATTTTAAATCCCGCTTCGTAACCTTCTTCTACACTAAAATCTATTTTTTGAATTTGCCATCCGGAATTTTCATCTACCCAATAGTCACCGTCATCACTTTGTTTTGAACCTAGTTTTACAATAAGCTTATCGATTTCATCTTGAAAATTGACATTTTGATTAAAAAATATTGTTGCTATATCATATTTAAATTTAGGTAATAGTGGCATGTTTGTTGTAATACAATAAAACCAGTGTTCTGATTCCAGTTCACCCAATGGTCCAATAAATGGAAAGTATGATTTTCTTGTAAATTTATTAACAAATCTAATAATATCACTTTGTTTTTTAACAAAATCTTCTTGAGCTAATATTATATCCCTTAAGTTTAAATATGGAGAAACAATATTAATAATACCTTCTTCTGTTGTATAACTTAATTTGTATTTTTGATTATTGTATTTTAACATTTTTTCATTTTCAATATTAATTAATATTGGGAGTAATCTTACGCTATATGCGAATTGATTATTAATTTTGTTATCAAAATCTTCTTTTGACATAGCATATTTTTTATCAAACTCATTTATTATATTTTTTAAGAGATTATTTTGCAACTCAAATTTATTTAACTCCATACTTTCGCAAGTATCATCTTTCATTGCTTGCTTAGTAACACTTATACATTTTTCTTGTAAATTACAAATTAAATCAGGACTATCAGATGCGGCGGTTGTATCAACTGTTTCATCTAACACCCAGTTATTATCTCTACGAATATAATAATTAGCAGCATCGTTTACGTATATAATCGCATACTGACCATTATTAACCTGTTTGTGTCCATTAATTAAAGTATTAGTTAAATAATCGGCTTCTTCGTCGCTTAATTTATATTTTTTTTTAATCTTATCTCTCAAAAAAACAATAAAATTATCAGGAGGCATATTAAACATTTCGCTCTCATAATCATCTAAAATTCCATAATTGGTTGTATCATATTTCTTATCAAAATAAATATTAATATTATTATCTCTAAACAATTCTTCTTCATTTTTATATGATTTTGAAATAACAATATTATTACATGTTTTAGATTCTGCTTCAAAATTCATTTTTTTATCAAGTTTTGTTTTTTCATCATCAAATAAATTTGAAAAATCGTTAGGAAACATAAGTGGAATGTTTTGAATAGAAATCGCAATACTATAAAGTTTTTTATTATCTTTTATGGATAGTTTACGTAAAATTTCATCACTAGAACTTGAATTTGTTGATTGTTCACTATACATATCATAGGCATCAAAAACATCCATGCGTATATTATCTTTGTCTTGTAATGTATCTATAATTGAAAAAACACTGTTTTTCTCTTTACGTTTTTTTGGTTCTAGTGAAACCAAACTTAGTCTAGAAAAATATGTAGAACGACTCATAAATTTTTTATTAAATTCAGAAATTTTACCATCAATAAATTCGGTTATTTCTCTGTATTGTAAATATGTTAAATTATTTGAATAAATGTTAAAGGGTTCCAAGTAACCTACCACATCAACAATAGATAGTTTACCAATAATGTATTTTTTTATTAAATTAAAAAGAACAATTGTTTTTGGTATAATTGTATTAACAAATTTTTGATATATTTGGTCTTTAGTCATTTTTTTTAATTCTTCATCATTTTTCAATTCATCCAAATCCAAATTTAATACATAATTTTTGATATTATTTACAAAATTATACTCATCATATTCTATTTCTTTATTTAAACTATTAATATTTATGTTGTGAACCTTAGTATTTTTCTTTAATAGTTTCCAATAATTAATAAATGTATGATTCAAGTTGGCTCTCTCTAATATTGAAGAACTAGGTAAATTAATACGTGAAAATCTAATAGTTGGTTCCGGTAAAGTTATAAAGGAACTTATGAATAATAAATCTGGGTTTGTTAATGGAACCACGGTTGATAACATTTTATTACCACTAAAACTTGAAGCAATTAATCTATTTAATCCTAAATTGTATTCTTGAGTAATAAACTGCTTTTGTTTAATTTTATTATTATTAAAAACGGATGAATTAAAATTATCCAAGTTATTTACAATCGTATTTGTATTTTCTTTAATTTGCTTTATGTTTAATAAATTATTAGTTTTTTCAATATCAATATCATCAAATGGAGTAAAATAAGGATTTAACTCTTTATAAAGAGAAGCGTATTTATTTTCTTCAACTGCTAAATCCCTAGACCTATATTTTTGAAGAGTTTCATCAATTCGAATAAGATTTTCAATTATTTCGTTATCTATTGTGTCATCTGTTATAGTTATTTTATCATTTTCTCCAAAATATATTTTTTTTATATTTTTAACAACAGGTAAAATCCAAAATAATTTTTTGTCAAAATGCTCAAAATAATTTTCTAATGGCTTGTAATTAGCACCATAAACAATTGGGCCAGTAATATTGTTAAATTCATCAAACGATGAATAAATTTCTCTTAATTGTTTGAATCTGTCTATTGTTAAATGAATATTATTTAAAACACTTCTGGTTCTTTGTACAATTGGGTATTTTGCTAACATTACATCAAGTAAATCGGATACCTGAGAATCAATACTGTATCTATGAGACTTGGCATTTACATCAACATATTGAATGATAACACCAACATCCTCATCACCAAATTTAATTTGGTCAGCATTTAAAATTACTTCCTTTAATTGTGCTTTAACATTTTTAATAGGAGCTTCTAAAATAATGTTTTTGGTTTTCATCATTTCTCTTTCTCCCTCAAGTTCTGGTATTTTTTCTCTTTCTTCCAATTCTAAAGATACAGCCTCAGAAGGTTTCTCTCTAATTTCGATTGACTCAATTGGTAAATCTTCAGGAAGTCCTTGATATTTAAAATTAATATATATTGTATCCCCTCCTGGATAAAGTTTAAGTTCAATCATATCTTCTTCTAAATTTGTAATTTTACATGTAATTACACTTGGAACATCACCTCCAAAGTATATTGTAATCCATGTATTTGGTAATAAACCATTTTGTTTTGCGTAACCAGCGTCCTTGTTTCGTTTTAATAAAATAATTGAAGTAATTGTTCCATTACCTATTTTTTTATCAGGTTGTATTTTTAATTCTGTTTTAATTAATGATTCAACATTAATTAACTTTATTTTTGTTAAATCAATATAGTCAATAAAAAATGTTTGATTATTAAGTATTTCATTAGTTGGGTCCTCAATCCTTATTATATCTCCTAATTGTAAACCTACAATAACACCAGGGTCTGAAACATCTTCTTCGTAATCTACTGGAATTTCATCTAAGTCGGGATTTTTAGGTTTAAATTCAAATGACATTTTGTTTCTATATTTATTATAGAAATTTTTATGCTTAAGTAAAAAACAATTTAAAATATAGTTTAAAGACATTTTATTAATAATATTAAATTAGAATGAACCAAATTGTATATTGTTTATCACAAGTATCGGATTTTAATAGACTACTTTTTACAAGTGAGTCTACAGATTTGATAACAAATTTAAATAAAACAGAGTGTACAACTTCAAATAATCAAAAATATCAAGTTATTAGGTATAATAAAAATACTTTGTGTTATGATAATATTCCTACATATGGCATTTATAGGTCAGTTATTATTAATAGTGATAATCACGTAGTTAGTTTTTCTCCACCAAAGTCTGTAAATGCGGATAGTTTTATCAACAAATATAATACCAAGAGTGAAAGCTTAGTTGCTGAGGAATTTGTGGAGGGAACAATGATAAATGTGTTTTGGGATTCCAAAATTGGTTTATCCGGAGGATGGGAAATTTCTACTCGTAATACAGTTGGAGCTGAATCATCATTCTACAAATCTCCAAATTCTAAAACATTTAGAATTATGTTTTTAGAAGCAGCTATTAATAATAATTTAGATTTGGATTCTTTAAGTAAAAATTTTTGTTACAGTTTTGTTTTACAGCATCCTGAAAATAGAATTGTTGTTCCTTTCAAAACACCTCAATTATATTTAATTTCAATGTATGCTATTGATAATAATGATTTGAATAATATTAGTGTTTACTCAGTGGATAAAACATTATTTTTAAAATCACACATGAATACTTCGGTAAAAGTTCCTACTATTTATGAGTGGACTACATACTCAGATTTAATTAATAATTATGCCTCTATGAATACACCTTACGATGTTTTGGGTGTTGTAATTCACAATAATGAAACTGGTGAACGAACAAAAATTCGAAATCCAGTTTATGAAGAAGTCAGACAATTGAGAGGTAATCAGCCTAAAATACAATATCAATATTTATGCTTAAGAAAAGAAGGCAGAGTTGGAGATTTTTTAAAGTATTTCCCAGAAAACAAAAAGGATTTTTCTACTTTTAGAGACCAAATACATTTGTTTACAAATACTCTTTATTCAAACTATATTTCTTGTTATATTAAAAAAGAAAAACCATTAATTGAGTTTCCAGAACAATATAGAACACATATGTTTAATATTCACAAGAACTACTTAAATGACTTGAAGGATAAAAAGTTGCATGTAACAAATACAGTTGTTATAAAGTATGTAAATAACATTCACCCATCTTTGTTGATGTTTTGTTTAAATTTTAATATGAGAAAACGCAATGTTGATTTTATCAAAGCTGATGCTAGTGTTTAATTAAATATATTTTTAATAACATTATAATTTTAAAATAAATAAAAAATATTATTTATTTTAATTTTTATATTAAATTACTTATTTTATTACTTTATTTCAGACTAACAAGTAAAGTTTTATTTATTTATTAATTTTTAATATCT